TACCAGACGGAACAAAGAAAAAGAGTAAACTAATTCAAGGACCTACCACATATACTGTTAATGAGGCTAATTCAATTGCAGCTAATGTAACGGCAGAGGTTAAGCCTACTGTAAGTTACTTTGGTCCTAAGGTAGATTTTAAACCACCTTCAGTTGAAAAGGGAAGCTCTGATAAAGGTGATTCAAAACCTTTTGTAAAGCCACTAAAAACAAGAAAAGAAGCTTTTGAAAATAGAGGAGAGGAATTTAAAGATATGGATTTCCCTGAATATAATGAATATATTAATAAATGGAACAAAGAAAATCCACCTAAAAATAACCCAGGCAAGAAAGGTGATGGTGACATTGGTTCTATACCAGGAAGAAGAGCTGTGAAACTAGATTATAACTCTGGTGGTGATCTTAAAATTCAAGGTGTTAAAACCATAACGCCTAATACTTATAGCTCATATGAAGAAAAAATAAAGCGTCCTAATGAAAAAAATCCACCTTCAAATCCTCCATCTAGTTCCACTTCTACAGGCGACGGTCTATGTACAGCTGCAAATCCAGATTCTTGTAATGCATTTAGTGAAAAAGATGGTGGAGAAGGAGAGTTGATAAACAGAATGTTTGGAAGAGGTGATAATAAAAAGCAAGCTCAAAAAAACTACGCTAAAGATGTTAGAAATAGACAAAAAAGCCGAGAAAAAGATATTTCATCAAATGCAAAAAGTTTTGCAAAAGATAGTAAGAAACAGCTTAAAACAGATCAAAAAGCTTTTAGAGCTGAATATGGAGATATTAGTTCATCTGCAGAAAGAAAAGAAATAAAATCTCGTGAAAAAGGCCAAAGAGTTGAATTAAAAAAACAAACAAACGACAGGTTCGCTGCTGCGGAAAGTAGAAAAAATAAAAATGCTAGACAAAGGTTTAGACAAGCTGAAAATATAAGTGGTAGGGTTTCAAAAGGGAAACAAATTGGAGCTAAAATTACAACTAGCTTATTAGGAAAAAGAAAGCAAGAACAAAGAGCTACAGCTGGACAATCTACTGCTGCTGCAAAAAATAGAGATTTTCTAAAAAATAAAGAGTTAGCAGCTATTACTAATAAGAATAGAAAAAATAGAACTATTAAAGCAAGTTTTTAATTATGGAAAAGAAATCTTTTAAAGAAACTAAAATAGGAGCTTTTTTAGCTGCTAAGGCGCCTAAGGTATTAGACGCAATAGGAGACGTATTGCCTAATCAAGGAACGCTAGGTGTTGTAAAAAATATTATATCAAGTGATAATAAGATTAAGGCGGTTGATAAAGAACAAGCTATGAAGCTTATAGATCAAGACATGCAAGAATTAAAAGAGGTATCTAGTAGGTGGAGAGCTGATATGAAGTCAGACTCTTGGCTCAGTAAAAACACAAGACCTTTAGCTTTAGTATTTTTAACCGCATCGTCAGTATTTATGATGGCTGTTGATTCTTTTCACATGCAGTTCGATGTAGATGATGCTTGGATAAGTTTATTAAAAACATTGCTGGTAACAGTTTACGTAGCATACTTCGGAAGTCGTGGTGCTGAAAAAATAACAAAAATAAATAAATAAAAAATGGACGGTTTACAAGGGAACATGATGGCTCAAACAAGGATGTATGGTCATGATGCTGTAGCTTTAACAGCTGGAACAGGTAGAATAGCTAACACTGAAGATAGAGGAGTAGTTATATACAGCGGAAAATCTTCAGCACAAGATATTAAAATAGTAGCTGAATCTGGCGAAGAAGTAGAATTTAAAAGTGTTCAGCCAGGTACAGTTGTAGGTAATACAACACCTATGTTAGCTATTAAATTACTAGCTGGCACTGACTGTGTAGCTATATACTAAAACAACAAAATAAAATAAAATCAAATAAAATCAAATAAAATGGCAAAAGCAAAAAAAATAACTAAAAAAGAATTAGAAAATTTAGTTGAACCACAAAAAAAATTAAACGACCTAGTAAATACTATTGGAGCTTTAGAATCTAAAAAACACGCTCTGCTTCACGAGGTAGGTATGTTGAATGAAGGTTTAGAAAAACAAAAAACTAAACTAGAAGACAAGTATGGATCGGTTAATATTAGTTTAGAAACTGGTGAAATTACACCAATAGAAACTTTACAAACAGTAAAATAATGTCTAAAATAATCAGAAAAATAAGTATTGGATCTGATTATAAGAATGATGCTATGCACTATTCTACTGGTCAAGAAGTTTATGGTGGACATACTATAACTGATATATTGTTTGATGATAAAGATAGTTCTTATAATATCTTTATTAGTAAAAACAATGAAGTATTACCTTGGAAAAAATTCAATGGTAATATGGCTGTTTCAGTAGAGTACGACTTAAATTATTAATGAAGTCTTTGTACAATTTTATTGTTAAACCTTTTAATGAAAGGTATGACAATGTAAAGAAAGTAAATGATAAAACCCTTATCATTAATACTAGTATTGAAGATCATAGATTTGTCAGTAAAAAAGCGGTTGTTGTTTCTACACCTGCCGCTTTTGACACTGGCGTAAAGCCTGAAGATATAGTATATATACATCACAATGTATTTAGAAGATGGTATGATCAAAAAGGAAAAGAGCGTAATAGCGCTACTTTTTTTAAAGAAAACCTATACTTTTGTTCGCCAAGTCAAATATATTTATATAATGGCAAAAGCCATTTAGATTATTGCTTTGTAAAGCCAATTGTAAATAAAGACATTTTAACGAACAATAAAGAACAACTTAATACTGGAATATTAAAATATTCAAATAGTTCTTTAGAAACCGCGGGAATAACACCTGGGATGCTTATAACGTTTACACCAAATTCAGAGTTTGAATTTATAATAGGTAGCGAGCGTTTATATTGTATGAAATCAAATGATATAGCTTTAACTCATGAATATCAAGGAAACGAAGAAGAATATAATCCAAGCTGGGCAACTAGCAGTTAAGGAGCTAATAAAGGTAGCTAAAGAACCTATAGTAGATACCGGTGAAGATGTTACTGCTGATAGATTAAAAAATGCTGCTGCTACTAAAAAATTAGCTATATTCGACGCTTTTGAAATATTAAACAGGATACAGGAAGAAGAAAACTTATTAGAGGGTAAACCTAAAGAAGAAAAAAAGGAAAGAGTATTTAAGTTTGCAGAAGGGAGAAGTAAGTGAGTTACGAACAAACCCTTTGCAAAGAAATTAAGGACGTGGTAAATCCTAAGATATTAGCTAAAAACAAAAAAAATAAAAAATGGGAGTATGGTTATAACTCTGATTATGATTTTATAGTAATAAGTAAAACAGGTAAAATTGGACAGATCATTGAAATACAAAATCTCCGCATCGCTTTACCAGCAGCAGATGAACCGTATAAACGAAGCGAAAAAAAAGTTGAGCAATACTGGGAAAAGAAAGAATATCCAAAAGAGTTAAATAGAATTAAAAGTAGATTTGACTGGGAAGATTATCCTTCAGATTTTAAAGAAAAATGGTACGATTATATAGATAATGAATTTAATAGACGAGAAAAAGGATTTTGGTTTTATAATAATGGTGTTGCTACTTACATTACTGGTACTCATTACATGTACTTGCAATGGTCAAAAATTGACGTTGGAGCACCAGACTATAGAGAATCAAACAGACTCTTTTATATATTTTGGGAAGCATGTAAAGCAGATACAAGATGCTACGGAATGTGCTATCTCAAAAACAGAAGATCTGGATTCTCTTTTATGTCAAGCGCAGAGCTTGTCAACCAAGCTACAATATCTTCCGATGCTAGGTTTGGAATACTTTCCAAGTCTGGAGCAGATGCCAAAAAAATGTTTACAGATAAAGTTGTACCCATATCAGTTAACTACCCATTCTTTTTTAAACCCATTCAAGATGGTATGGACAGGCCAAAAACTGAATTGGCTTATAGAGTTCCAGCATCTAAACTTACTAGAAGAAAGCTTGAATCGAATGAACAGCTTAGAGAACTAGAAGGACTTGATACAACTATTGACTGGAAAAACACAGGTGACAACTCTTATGATGGTGAAAAGCTAAAGCTATTAGCTCATGATGAAAGTGGTAAATGGGAAAGACCTGATAATATATTAAACAACTGGAGAGTTACAAAAACTACATTACGTCTT